GCCGCACAACGGCGACATGTTGTGGTGCCCGATACCGGAATGCATGTGGCACCTTACCGATTCGTTCGCAAGCCGACGCCGGATGGGCGAACACATCGCCAATTCGCATCCGAAAGACGTGATCTACTCGAATGGCGAAGTGCCAGAAGACCTACCGGAAGTTCGAGTGTGAATGACATGGCAAGCGCACTCAAAACCGCTGGGATAGAAGAGCTTTCGTCTCTACGGCGAAGAGTACTGCGCCAGTACAACTTACCGGGAATGCACAACGATAACCGAATCACTATGGTAGACAAGAACATACTTCTGGAAATGATTGACAAGATGGTCACTCATATTGAAAACATGACAGAAGACTCACCGGACTTGAAAGGAAGCCCATTCTAAATGATCTCTATTAGAGATTTTCATTATTGTGATAACGGACCTCATGCCGGTAAATGGTATGTTACTCTTGCAGGTTACGTGACAGAAGAAGAATTAGAAAGCCTAAAACATGGTCTTCGATCAGAGGCAGAAAAAAGATTAAAGGAAAAACAATGACTGTCAAAATTGAGAAAGCCGCAGATGACATTCCCTATGTCAATTTATTGGTCTACGCTGACAGTGGTGCCGGGAAGACCGTTTTCTGTGGTTCCGACGATCGTGTTCTGTTCGTGGCTCCCGAAGATGACGGTCTACTCAGTGCAATTCGGTTGGGATCAACGGCAGATAAGATACGAGTGCGTGATTGGCCCGACTTAGTTGCCGCATATGAACATCTGTATGACCATCCTGAAATCTTGGAACAATACGATTGGATCGCACTCGACTCCCTGACCGAATTGCAGGGAATGTGCTTGCGGCACATCGTATCCAGTGAAGCCGCCGCTCGTCGGGCACGCGACCAAGACCCTGACCAACCTCAAATCCAAGACTACGGAAAGCTTTACATTCTTTTGGAGAAAATGGTGTTGGCATTCAAGGACTTGCCGTGCAACGTCATCTTCACAAGTCTTGTCAGGTCAGCCGAAGACCCCGATGGAAACGATTTCGTTCTGCCCATGTTGGGATCGAATAAGCCTACAGACTACCGGATTTCAATGAAGATCGCTTCGCATATGACTTCATATGGTTATCTTCGTGTTGAGATCGCGGAGCGTTCAGACCCAACCGAAGACGAACCGAATAAGAAAAAGAAAGTCAAGCAGCGTGTAATCTATTGGGAAGACACAGGAATCTATCGTGGAAAGGACAGAACTACGCGACTGACGCCGAAAACTGTTCTGCCCTCTCGCAATGCGCTGCGATATGTGCGACAATTGATGGAGGGCACAGCGGACAAGTCGGGCAACAAGGCCGCGCCCAAGCCAAAACTAGTTGAAACGCCTAAGATCGAACCGGCAAAAGAGAAGGGGGAAACCAACTTAGCAACAATCGAAGCCTGAACTCGAAAACTCGAAAACCTAACTCAGAGAAAGTAATTCAATGCCAAAGTACAATCTTGACCTGAATCTTGAAGAGGCTGGTGTCGCCGAAGGTTTCCCTCAGTGGGACGGGGAAATCCCGCCCAACGGCGCATACATGGGTAAGCTGAAGATTTGCCAACTTGCCTACGCCAGCGAGCGCGCAAAGAATCCTGGCGCACCGATGCTGAAAATCGGTGTGGAACTCTACGGAACACCGGATAAGAAATACGACGGCTACGTCACGTTTCGTAATCTCGTTCTGGTCGAGTCCACTCGCGCTTTCGTCAACCAGTTTCTCCAAGCGTTGACCGATGGCAGCCAAGCCCAATTGGCAAAGCTGCAAAAGGGATTCAAGTCGATGAACGTCGATCAAGATCAGAAGAACATTCTGGGATTCGGTGGCTTGAAAATCAATTCTCCCACGGGTGAGTTGCCTATCAAGGTCGATCTGAAACAGCGGACGTACACTCCCGAAGGTGGGGAGCCGATACGCTCGTCTCAGATCAACCGTTTCCTGTTGTCGGCCAACGGAGGCTCCGCTGGCGGGTCTGTGAAAGACGAGGAAGCCGTGCCGGAGGACGATGAGTCCGACGATGCGGCGCAAGAGGTCGATATGTCCGATGACGAAGCCGACGAGTCAGTTTTCGATGACGAGTAAGCTTATCTAGGACAGGAACCGGGGAGCGGTTACTCCCATCCTCGACTGCTCCCCGGTTCCCCTTTTGGAAGGAACGGACATGCTGACAGCAATTCTTATCTTATCGATTTTCAACACGTTCTTTGTGTTTTGCGCTTTAGCTGCGATTGGTGGTTTCAATCGTAGAGTAGATGAATTGTCAAAGACATTGACTGCTGCTATAAAGTCAGCGTTCAATGTTAGACCTTAGTTTTTAAGAATAAGGAAATAAGATGAAAGTTGAAGACACCGAGAAGTCTGTACTACAGACCTCGTTTAAAGGTGTAGGCAAACAGGTTCACAATAAAGACGTGACGGCAGTTCTGATGCAAGATGGATGGCATGACATCTATCCTGGCACGTTCAGATTATTGAAGACACCGAATCAGGTTCCTTTCGTCAAATTCGAAATGTCTATGGGCGATAACAACGAATCTCACATCATTGAAATCTTCCCGAATTCGTTGTACGGCGTGGCATACAAGAAGCCGGTTTTACCGCCAGAGCGGTTTGACGTGGACGTGGACGGCGACGGTGATGAGTGACGACTCGCGCACCGACTGGGGAGTGCCGGTTGAGCGCGCCCTTGACCTGCTGGAACGGGTCGCGGTGGCTCTTGAGCGACAGGCCGACGTGATGGAGGCCGACGTTGCCGACGTTGCCGAGGAGGTCGCAGAAGACGATACGGCCAGGATCGTCCATGCCTACGGCGAGTGTCTGGTCGGGATGCTGGAAGTGTCCAACACGTTCGAAAAGATGCGTGGCCTGCGGGAACTGGCGAGTAAGATGATGAAACATGGCAGCAAAAAAGGGTCGGAAACCGAAGCTTGGCAGCGGTAAACGCTTCGCGGCAGTCGCAAAATCTGCCGGTGGCGGAAAGAAAGGCGCGGCTATCGCAGCAGCGATAGGACGTAAGAAATACGGTGCAAAACGCATGGCGAAGATGTCGGCGGCAGGCCGCAGGCGAGCGGCCCGCAGACGCAAGAGAAAGTGAAACAAATGACCGGACAAATAAATGAAAAAGAATTCGAAGAGGAATTCGAAGACACTGAATTTGATGCTGAAATGCTTGAAATAGCTGACCTGGCAGATCAAGTTCTTGAGGGTGTGAAAAATTGTGATGACATGGCAACACTTCGCAACCTAGAGAATTCGCAATGAAATGGGTATCGTTTCATACCCATTCGACCTATAGCTATGGTGATGGCTTCGGGACTGTTAGAGAACACGTCAGGCGTGTTTCTGATCTCGGTATGTCTGCTCTTGCTCTTAGTGAACACGGCAACGTTAATAGCCATGTTGCGCTTGAGAAAGAGGCAAAAGCAGTTGGAATCAAACCTATCTTTGGTATCGAAGCTTATTTTGCTCCGCCGAAAAGCCGATCCAAAACCCACGTCGGTCTTTACGCAATGGACGAAGAAGGATACCGAAACCTCTCCCGAATAGTATCGCAGAGTTACATAGACAGTTACCAGTATCCTACTGTCTCTGAAGAAAGCTTGAAAAAGTACAATGCTGGAATTGCTGTTCTGTCGGGATGCTCAGACTCTCTTATCTCATGTACGCTCTTGGGTGGAAAATTCCTTGGTGAGAAGAGAGAATCTTACTCCGACGATGACTGGAATCGTGTACGTAAGAAAGTGGGATGGTTCCGATCTATATTTGGTGAACGGTTCTACCTTGAAGTACAGAGATTTCCTACGCTTGATCGTTCTTGCACGCTCAATCAAGCGTTTGCCGAATTATCGACTGATATGGGAATACCTCTTCTTGCAACGGCTGATGTTCATTATCCCAGCGGTTCAGATAACAAGATGCAGGAAGTTCTTCACAAAAGCCGCCGTTCTAATTCTATTTCGGTAGCAGACCAAGCTTGGGAGTACGATACTCTTCTGACTTATCCCGAATCAGATCAGGAGATTCAAGATGATCTCATCGCTACCGGATTGTCCGTATCTGAATCTTTGTGCGCTATACGAAACACGACACTGCTTGCCGAAGCCTGCAATGTTACGTTGCCTAAAGCCAGACCTCTGCGCTTCCCAGTGCCCGATAATGTTAATGCTCAGCGGCTTATCAACAAACGCATCATGCAAGGATGGCGTTTACGTATCACGCAGAGGCCGGAAATTGCAGCCCAATGGGAAGACTATAAGGCACGTATTGTCGAAGAGTACAAAGTTATCAAAGCCAAGGGGTTCATAGATTACTTTTTGGTTGTAGCCGATCTAGTTCAATGGAGCAAAGAAAATGGTATTGTGGTCGGACCTGCCAGAGGCAGCGCCGCCGCTAGTCTCGTTTGCTACCTTTTGGGAATTACAGAAATCGACCCCATGCACCCTGCTTTTAACCGCATGGTCTTCGAACGATTTATTGACCCCACACGTTCCGACTTTCCTGATATCGACCTTGATTTTAACGACGAATTAAGATACAAAGTAGCCGATAGAGCAAGAGAAGTCTATGGTAAAGAAAACGTTGCCAACGTGGGAAACCATATCGGGTACAGAGGCCGAAACTCTCTTGATGGCGTTGCTCGGGCCTGGGGCTTACCACTCTCTACGTTCAAAGCAATTAAAGAAAGAATCTCAGACAGAACCGAAACCGATGATAGACGCAATGATACGATTTCAGATGTCCTCGAAAGCTATGCGACTGACCCTGAAATTTCAACACTGGTTGAGACATATTCAGATCAGTTGGCACAAGCCGTTGCGCTTGAAGGTAATCAGCACTCAATGGGAATACACGCTGGCGGGTTTGTTATCGCCAGTGACCCCATACCCGAAGTCTGCGCCATCTACACCAAAGAAAAAGGAACCGGACGCAACAAAGAAATAGCCCAAGTCATTCCTTACGAAAAGCGAGACGCCGAATACTTGGGAATGCTCAAGATGGATTTCCTGGGTCTGTCGGCTATGGGCATGATAGACAAATGTCTACACTCATCAGGAATGTTATTAGAAGATTTATATTCTCTTTTCTATTTTCACTACGGTCATGTCAAAAACTCAGAAGTGCTTAAGCGATTCCTGAATGACGACGTGGCGGGCATTTTCCAGTACGAGGGAGCCACCACCCGTGGGCTGATGCGGCGTCTTGGTCCCGCCACCTTCGACCACATCGCCGCTGTGGGCGCACTTTCGCGCCCCGGCCCGTACTACGGCGGGCAGGCCGACGCATATATTGCCGTCAAAAACGGCGCTATGGAACTTGAAAAGATTCACCCTCATTTCGATCAGCATGTGGAGTGGACCTATGGCACTATTGTTTACCAAGAACAAATTATGTGGATTCTCCGTGATGTTGCTGGTTTCGACATTCCCAAAGTGCTGCGAGTTCGAAAGATCATTGGGAAAAAATTGGGCGAACATCAATTTGCCTTATTATGGGAAGATTTTAAGACTGGGTGTGCAAATAAATCCGGTTTATCTGAAGACCGCGCAATGTCAATATGGAGTGCAATTACTACTGCTGCGGGATATGCGTTCAACATAGCTCATGCATATAGTTACGCTCTCATCGCATGGTGGCAGATGTGGTTCAAAATCCATGAACCGGCCATCTTCTATGCTGCGACCCTGGCAAAGAACGGCGACGGTAAAGACCAGTTGCCACGACGAGTCAGTTTGTTACAAGACGCTATTAGACATGAGATCAAGATAGAACCAATTCATCCTGTGTATAGCTCGCGGAACTGGACTCCTGCGAGCGGGCACTCGATCCGGCCAGGATTTCAGCAGATTGACGGAATCGGCGACGCGACGGCTGACCGTATGGTTGAATGGCGTCAGCATCGCATTCATGGCTTCGAACTGGTGTGGGCAAGCTATGAAGCCGTGCCCGGTATCGGCCCGAAGACAATAGCGAACATCGAAACGTTTGCAAACCAGGAGGATTGCTTTGGAATCTTCAAGACAGAAAGACAACTAGAAGAGTTCCGAAAAGAATTATACGCAGGGGAATACGACTTCGTTGGGTTGTCGCCAGAAGAGTTTGTTACCAGTAACCAATTACCTGAACAGGATACTGTTGAATTTGTTGGTTTTGTTTCTAATATCCTTTACCGGGACGATGTTGAGTCTATCCGTTCTCGGACTGGTGAGACGGTGGAGGCTATCAAGGCGAGAATCGATCAGCCTGACAAAACCAAAAAAGCAACGTTATTTGCATACGACGAATTCGGAGAAATCGCCCTGCGCGTGTCACGTTTCCGCTTTGCTTCACTACAAACTCGCATCGCAAATATCAAACCAAACTTCCACTTCGTTGTCGTGCGCGGACGAACCTATGAAAGAACGTCGAACGCAATCCAAGTAAGTTCGATATATATCTTCGATCCGTAGACAGGAGTGCTAGGACACCATGACGAACAGAGCACAACGCAGACAGATGGAACGGGCAATGGATAAAAATCCAGAGGGTAAGAACGCTCTTGATCTTATTCGTGAGGGGCTTCAAAAAGCCAAAGCCGCGAAAGAGGACCAAGACGCTCAAAAGGCGACTCAAGAGCGAATGGAACAGATGATCTTGCAGCAGTACGCTCAAGTCGGTCAGTTAATCGGTGGACTTCCAAGGCCAAGTCAACAGATTCTCAGCGAGGATCAAATTGAATGGACTTGGGATGGATTGCCAGG